TGAAATAGCCCTTAGCTGCATTAGAGGTATTTAATCCGAGAATATCATCATAGAGATTGGGGTAAATACGTTCAAATGATGTCCCACCAGTTACAGGTTGAAACTGAAGACCAGCATATACAACTTCTGAATCAGCAGGAAACTTAGAATATGTAGTGTTAAATATTTTTAATGGGTCTTGTGCTGTACCAGCAGAATCCTTACGTGGGATGCCCCATCCTTGATTACGTAGATTGTATCTTTGAGCATCTGTAGTGGTCGTAGGTCGTAGATTAACATCATTACCTAATGTACTGGCTAAACCCCATAAATCACGAACTAGAAGCCTATCCGTAGTATATGTGAGAGTATTGCTCTTATAAGTAATAATATGGATAACTTCAGTGTTTGCTGCAATAACTAATGTACCATCTACAGATGCGTAAGATAACGTTGTATTAGGTGAAGGTAATGTAAGTGTTACAGAACCAATAAATCCATCTGCTGAGATTGATGCTTTACTCGTATCATATACATCTAGTTTAGTACCAAATTGGACTACTGAGAATTCATTCGTAGGAACACTACCTGCACCAAACCATTTGAATGTAGAAAAAGCTACATTTTGTAAATTAGCCGCAGTATATCCAGTATCTCGAATAGACATATTTGTCTCAAGATCAAGACCTAAACGCCTATCTCTAGTACCATTCTTTTTTAATACAAAATTCTCTTCATCTTTACTTGCATTAGGTGGGAAGTTAAGAGGGCTAGCCTCGGATATTAGTCCGCCTATGAAGGAATTAACCTCCGCTTTCGCTACTGGCTTTACCATTTTTACTTTCCTTCTCAACTCTTGTCTTTAAGTATTCGTCGATAAACTCTTTAGCAATATTGGTAGAAGTGAAAAGAGATTCCAATATTTTAGGTATCTTACCCCCTTGCCCTTGTGTAGCAACGTTATACGAAGTAGGCATCTTCTTACATGGGGAGATTATATAACCGCGATATTCAAATATACTCATTTCTTTCCTGTTCTTCCATAATTGTCGTAACGAACTCCGCCCTTAGCTTTCCATGCTTTACGAGCTAGCCATCTATTTTGTCTAGCTGATTTTTGTTCAGCCTTCTGATTTGCTGTTTGTTTTAATACAATGAATGCAGTACTCTTAGCTTCTTCAATGAGTAGTGAGAATGCCTCTGAAGGTAAATCAGGAATAGCATCATTATCATGCACCCATACTGGATCACATACAGCAAAACATTGTGTCTTTGCTTTCTGCAATGTTGCTTCCAAATTGGAATCATATGAATCACATACAATATGTTCATCATCAAATGAAGTCCAGAAATCAGGAGCCTTGTTATTAAGGATTAGTAATTTCGATCCACTATAATCCGTTACTGTCAAGATCGTGGAAAGCGTACTATCTCTTGTATTGACTATTGCTAAGAATTCATCAGGATATTTATACGTTAAAGTACGATACTGAATCTTAGGATTGATAATAGTAGCACAATCATATTGTAAAGAAACCAATTCCTTAACTGAATCAGGAATAACTAAGTAGTTCGGATAGGAAAGAGAGTTAGAACTCTCCATCTGAATCAGTTTCTTTAAATGAGGCCAATTACGATTACTAGTTAATTCTTCAAAACAAGTACGTACTATTTGTGCAACTTGTTGTGACTCAATCGTATCATCAATACTATTTGCTTCATCTGAATCAAGATCATTAAGAATGTCTTGAACAATCTCTAATAATGTTTTCTTAGCCATATTATCCTACTCGATGGAGTGATACGTTTGCATCCCTAATCAATAATGTACCCGTTACATCACTAGCAATCGTTAATTGTATAAAATCATTTGCTGCTAATGGCAATAGACCAAAACCTATTAATTGATTTTCTGCACCTGCGCCACTTGATTTAACTGTTGGTTTACGAGTACTATACGTAGTCCCATTAATCAAATAACGAATAGCAAGTTTAGCAGTTCCAGAAGGGAATCCACCAATATTTATATATGTTAATACTTGATATGTCCCTGCAATTGGTATAATCAAACGATTAGTATTGAATGTGATTTCCTGTAAATTCTCCGATGCCCAAGGGAAACTAGACCCTGTCATTAGTGTAAATTGAGAAGGAGTATTAAATGTGGTATCTGCAATCGCCGTCATAGCAAAAGTAATACCATTATTTGTTACTGCCATAGCTCCAAATACATCTTCTTTCTTAAAAGAGAATCCACCAGCACCATCAGAGACTACATGTTTACCTATTTCTCCACTATCTCCAGATAACCCTTGTAATTGAGGAGAACCAACTTTTTTCCATACACCAGATGCAGCACCATTAGCAATATAAGAAGAATCTGCTACTGCAAGAGAAACTCCTTTTGGTTCATGACGATCAGTATCAGGTATATCTTTATGCTCGATAGTCAAGACTATCTCCTTAAATAAAAAAAGGGGAAAGGCGATTGCCCCTCCCCTTTAGGAATTAAATCTTAGTTGCGAACGTGAAAGACAGAATCAACGTTGCCTTACCTACTCCAGAAGTAACCGTAGGAGCCGTACCCGTAAGGGCAAAAGCAACCTTAGCTGCCGCAGCAGTACCAACCGTTGAAGCGAAAGCCCACGTACCTGCACCAGCAGAAACAATTTCCTTAGTACCGATAGTTTGTAATTCAGTTTGACTCAAACTAACAAAGTTTGTACCAACAGAACCAGCAGCACCGATACTAACAGCAGGAGTAGTCCCACCAAGAACAAAAGCTTCATCTACACGCAGACGCGCACTATTAAAATTAGCACCCTTTGGTACAAAATACGGAGGAACAAAACCCGCAATTGCATCAGCAATGCTTTGACCGGTAAGATCAATACGTAAGGTAATATCCGAGAGTGCACTCGTTTCAATACCAACTGCACCACCCGTAAATCGTGATCCATATTGATTGCTTACATTCAGACCAGTATTACTTTCATAAGCCATATATGTTTCCCCTATTAAACGTTAACAGCAGAAGTGATGTAGATACCAAGCGTATCAACACGTTGACCACCAAAGCCCCAACGAGCAGAGGTAACAAATTCATCACGACGTTTATCTTTATTGCGATCACCCTCTACGCGAGGCATCCGACGCCAAGCAGCCATAATGGGCTTAGTATTGTCATCAGCAACGCTCATAAAGACATTAGCAACGCCAGTGGTTACGTTCGTAGTACCATCACCAAAAGAACCCTTAGCAAGACGGTTAGAAGTGATGATGTTCCAGCCATACAAGTTCATAAGGAACGTATGATCTCGATCAAAACCATTCTGAAGAATTTGTTGACCAAAAGGAGTTACATCACGACCAATAGAAACAAGACCATCCAGAGTAGCAGCAGTTACCGGATCAAGCAAGGCAACACGACCAGCCATAGGGATATTAGCCTTGTCAAATGCAACCTTCATCTTAATAAGATCAGAGAGTTGCAATCGATTCGAGCCTTCAGTAGAAGTAATACGGTGAGCGAAGCCATTAACCAGATTCGCAGCAGCATTAGTTTGAAGAGAATTACATTTAGCAAGGAAACGAGTTTCAAAGACTTCTTGAATAGCACGAGTCGATTCCGAAGAACGACCAGCCATAAGAGCTTCTACTTGAGCGCCATCCTCACGGAGTTCATCAGTAACATACCAAGCATCACCAACATAGTCAGTAATAGTCAGAGTTACTTCACCCGATTCAATCGGAGTGTATTCGAACGGTACATCTTCAGCACCATCCTGAATAGTAACAGTACCAATCGTTTTAATATGTAGCGTATTACCAGACCCGAAGTCCGATACATTACGGAAAAAATTACCCGGCAACATGCCATCATGCAAATTACGCAAGATGAATGCCGAATATTGTTCACTTTCAATGAAAGCGGTGCTATTAGCACGATTTTGAGCCATTTAAAAATCCTTATGCAAAGTGTTTAAAATATTTCTTCGGATCAGTTAAGTCATAAGTAGTTAAACCTTGTTCATGGAGTTCAGTAACGAGATTTCGAGCATTCTCTTGTTCAGCGAGAAGGTCTTGAGTAGTTGCTCCAATTGAAACTTGTTTAGTGTTACGACCAATAAGCGAAGTATTTTGTGGTTGATAACCTGTCGTATTGATACTTGATTGTGCATTAGGAGTGATATTACTAACTTGGCCTTGTTTTTGTTTTAAGCCAAATAATTGCAATACTGCTTCAGGAGACTTAGCTGCTAATGCATTCATATCAGTAGGACTAATTCCAAGCTCTGTTGCTTTAGTATAGAAAACTGTCTCAGCTTCTTTACCAAAAGCTAGTGCAATCTGATCTACAACTAAGGTTGTATTGGCTTTTTGTCTAGCCAATGACTCTTTCTGAGTTAGAGCTTGATCTATAAGACTAGCTATCGCTTCATTCGAGATAACAGGAGCAGCGGTAGGCTGCGTGATATTTCGTTCTGAAGTGAGCTGCTGTATAGTCTGTTCAAGAGTATCTACTCGTGCAACTTGCGCCCTAAGAACTTCTAATTCCTGTAAAAGTTTTTCATTTTCAGTTTTAATTTGAGGAATGAATTCTTGAGAATGCTTTAATGCATCTAAGGCTGTTTGAACATCTTTATACTTAGGCTCTCCACGTTCATTTTTAATTGAACCAAGCAGGTTTGCATAAGGATCAGTTACCTGAACGTTCGGTGCATTAGCTACTACACCATTACTATTCTCAGTGGTCTGAGATTGAAAAATTGTTTCATTTGACATTGGTATGTCTATTCCTTCATTATATATTAATATACATTAAACAAACAAATCTAAATAAACTTAATTATTTATAATATACTATATTACCTAAAATTTAAGCTTTTTCCTTCACTATATAGTAAATATACTAATTAATTCTTGCCAAGCACGTTCATAACCACATGCATCAGCCTGTTTGAACCCCCAATTGGGAACATCATATGCATCTTTAGTGATACGTTCTTTACGAGAAGTATCTTGTTTTTCTAAAGCAATCCCAATAATGCGTTCCCTAATAAGAGTGTTTTGGAGGAAAGCAGTCCGCATTTCTGCTTTCT